AATTAGATAGTAAGCTCAAAAATGATCCTGATATCCTAGCACACAAATTATGCGGTGCTGGCTCCGGTGGATATTTTTTAATTTTTACTAATTTGAATAGTGGATTTGATTCAGCTAAATATGATATGCTGAAAGCTATTAGCTTATCAGAAACCGGACTAAAATATATTAATTTAAAAAATGAATTTACAAAACTTTAAACATTGCCTTGACAATATAAATCAAGATGACCTATATAAATTAAAACAATGCATTCTTAGTGCAAAAAACATAATTATTTTGGGTAATGGCGGCAGCAATGCTGTTAGTTGCCATATCGCACAAGATTATACAAAGGCATTAGGAATCAAAGCTACAGCATTTGGAGATAGTTCTAGAATGAGTTGTTATGCTAATGACTATGGTTGGGAGAATGCGTATACTAAATATTTGGAACATTTCGCAGATTCAGATACCATAGTGATACTAATATCATCATCTGGTAACTCACAAAATATACTTAATGCTGCTGGATACAGTGTGGGTAAACATGATATGATTACTCTATCCGGATTTAATCATGACAATAAATTAAGAACAGTATATGGTCCATTATCTTTGTTACATTTTTATATCCCCAATACTGATTATGGAATTGTAGAATTACTTCACGAACTTATTTTACATTCTGTTATATGAAAATGTTTGTAACAAAAGTGAATTGAACTCTTCACCATCAGGCACCCAAATAACTAAACTTTTTATTGACACCAGCATACAACCGATATATAATCAGTATGCAAAATACATTTTCACAACTTTAAAAGGAATATAAATGAAAAAAATCTTACTAGCATCACTAATCATGGCTGCATTTGGTAGCGCACACGCTCAAGTAACAGGTCTATCAGGAAACCTAGGTCTAACTACTGACTATCGTTTTCGTGGTATCTCACAAACTCAAAATGGTGCAGCCGTTCAAGGTGGCATAGACTACGCTCATAAGAGTGGCTTTTATGTTGGCAACTGGAACAGTTCAGTTAGTAGCGCACTATTTCCCGCTAGCGCCGGCATCGAAAGCGATCTATATCTAGGCTTTAAGAAAGAAGTTTTCAAAGGCGTAACAATTGATGTTGGTACAATGAACTATGTTTATTCACGCGCATCAAGTTTTGGTACTAGCGAAGTTTATGCTGGTGTAGGTTATGGTCCAGTTACTGTAAAAGTTAGCCAATCACTAAGCAACTATTTTGGTGTAGCAGATAGCGTAGGTTCACGCTACTATCAAGCTGACCTAGCACAGCCAATCACTAGCAAGATCACTCTAGGTGCTCATGTTGGTCGCACATTTGTCAATAACAGCACTTCACTAGACTATACTGACTATCGTGTTGGTGCATCTTATGACGCAGCTGGTTGGGTATTTGGTGCAAATTTCTACACTAACAATAACTATGGTAGTAGTGCTAAAGCTGCAATGACAGTTGCAGGTCAGTCACTATACAAAAACACAGTTGTACTATCAGTAGCAAAATCATTCTAATATTTTGCTAATCAAAATAAGGGCTTTAGTGCCCTTATTTTACCTTACACTTTAGGAGAACACACACATGTCAGTCACACTAAAAAATTTAGAATCGGCTTTAGCCGGTGAATCTATGGCACATATCAAGTACCGATATTTTGCCAAACTAGCCCGAGCAGAAGGCTATGAAGAAGTAGCCAAACACTTTGAACACACTGCTGACCAAGAGCTACTACATGCTTGGGGTCATCTTGAACTGCTAATCGGTAAACCAAATACAAAAGAATGTTTGGAAAAAGCTATCGAGGGAGAAACATATGAATTCACTACAATGTATCCCACCTTTGAAGCCCAAGCAGCACAAGAAGGTCATACAGCGGTAACAGAATTTCAAGAGCAAATTGATGAAAGCCGCGCTCATGCTGAACAATTCGCAGCAGTTTTGGCTAAAGCAGAAAAGCGTTTTTCAGCACTTAAGCGTGTAGAAGAGCGGCATGCAAATGCTTATAAACAAACTTTAGGGAGTCTATAATGAAACCAGAATATGTATGCGTAATTTGCGGTCATCAACATGATGAAGAAACAGAAGGTAAATGGGAAGACTTACCTGAAGATTTTATGTGCCCCGAATGCGGTGGATTAAAACAAGACTACGAAGCTATTTAAGTACGGGCCCGCAAGGTAAAGTTTGCCTTTGCGGGCTTTTCTATATGTAATTTGTGTGTAATACTTGGTATTGTTAAAATACGATAAATATTAGTATGACAAAAAAATATAGAACAATAACAGTCAGTGATGTGCATCTGGGCACCAAAAATTGTAAAGCCGAATTACTTGTAGATTTTCTAAGTGAAAACACTTGCGAAACACTATATTTGGTTGGTGATATAATCGATGCATGGAAAATCCAACAGAATAGGCTAAAGTGGCGCCAAAGCCACACCGATGTCGTTCGTAAAATTCTAAAACATGCTAAAAAAGATACTAAAGTAATCTATGTAGCAGGCAATCATGACGAGTTTTTAAGACCAATGATACCATATGATGTGAGCTTTGGCAGCATTGTAATATGCAATCAAGCTACACACATGGGAGCAGATGGTAAAAAATATTTAGTAGTGCATGGCGATTTATTTGATGGTATTACCAGATTAGCGCCATGGTTAAGTTTCTTAGGCGATAGAGCATATGATGTTATTTTGGATCTAAATAGCAGGTTCAATTGGATTAGACATAGAATGGGTTTTGGTTATTGGAGCTTAAGCCAATTCTTAAAACACCGAGTAAAAAAAGCTATTGATTTTATGTTTCAGTTTGAAAGAACTATTACCGCTTATGCCAAAAAGCGTGGTTTTCAGGGCGTAATATGCGGTCATATACATAAAGCTGAAATTAAAGAAGTAAATGGTATTACATACATGAATGATGGTGACTGGGTAGAAAGTTGTACCGCTCTAGTAGAACATCATGATGGTCGTTGGGAAATAATACATTGGGCGCAGGATAAAAAATATGTGGCTGATGATTCTTCTAGCAGTTAGTGTTACCAACCCGCAAGATATACCGGGTAAAATAACACTAGAATTCCCCTCCCAGCAAGCGTGTGAGCAAAGCTTACAAACTATGCGATACCAATTAAAATTCAATGGTTTTAAAGTCGAGGGAAAATGCATAAAACAATACTCATCGTAACAGATAACTTACCAACTCAAATCAATGGCGTGGTCACAACTTTCAAGAACATTCAAACTCACGCTGATCGTGATGGGTACAATATTGTTTATCTTGACCCCGGGCAGTTTTACCATATTGATTGTCCTGGCTACCCTGAGGTTAAACTCTCCTTACCTTGGAAAATTGGCAAAAAGATCAAGGCGTTATCTCCCGATTATATTCACATTGCTACGGAAGGGCCGGTAGGTTTAGCCGCTAGAATTTGGTGCGATATGAATGGGTATTCTTACAATACTTCATATCATACTAAATTCCCTGAGTTTCTTAAAAAAATGTATGGCATACCTGAATCCTTTACTTATAGATATGTTCGTTGGTTTCATAAGCATAGCGGCAGAGTATTAACAACTACGCAGACTATGGTAGATCAGCTATATGATCATAAATTTAAAACTAACATAGTAGCTTGGACTAGGGGAGTAGATCGTGAATATCTACAGCCAAGTCGAGTATGGAATCATGATCATTATATAGGTCTAAAGCCACTAGTCTTATATGTGGGTCGAGTAAGTAAAGAAAAAAATTTAGATGCGCTATGTAAACTGCAACATAAGTATAAAATTCACATCGTAGGAGACGGCCCTGATCGTGCAAGATTAGAACGAGAATATACTGGGGTAGAGTTTTTAGGATACAAAACAGGGCAAGCGTTAGCAGATTGTTATGCTTGGGCTGATGTATTTGCGTTTCCCAGTTTAGTTGACACATTTGGCATAGTTATTATAGAATCACTAAGCTTAGGAACACCTGTAGCAGCATTCCCTGTACAGGGCCCACTTGATATTTTAGAAGAGGGTGTAACAGGTTACATGTATGATGATCTAGCTACTAGCATAGATCAGTGTTTATTACTAGACCGAGATCAAGTCAAACAATCTAGTGAACGATGGACTTGGGAAAATTGCTGGGAAGTCTTTAAAGAAAATTTAACGGAGCTAGAAAATAAATAACATCATGGAAATAAAGCAAGCAACTGATTGGCAAACAGTATCAACTAAAATCAGGCGAGAGTTAAACGACATAAAGTATAACCCAGACCTTTACAAAATGCTAAAAAACATTGACGCAATGGTAACTGAAATTTCTAAGCTAGAAGTTATCTATCGCCGAACTACAACTCGCACAGCCCTAACTGAAAAGTTAGCGGACACTAACAAAGCTATCACACATTTAGAGAAATTGATCCTCATGGCCAAGCTTATGAACTGATGTAAACTTGAGTTTACATGTCAACCTAAGCTTACACTATGACAAATGTCACAAAACTGTGTCTAACCCTAGATTTGACATTAAATGGGCATCAGTGTATAATAGCTTTATGAACTCGACAAACACCCGCAAGCGCAGGACCGATCGCAATCAAGTGATTTACTTTATCCAAGATAAAGTCACTGGTGAGCAGTATATTGGTCTCACTGCACTGTCATTCAACGGCAGCGTTTTTAAGACTCTTCGTCGCCGCATGCAAAAGCATATGCAACGGGCACTTGCTGAAAACAAAGATTGGGGTCTTTCGCGGGCTTTGCGCGAACATGGTGGCGAGCGTTTTGTTTTTGGCAAGTTGGAAATCGTTCGAGGCAAGCGGCCCGCTCATGCACGCGAGACTGAACTGATCAATGTGCTGCAACCCAAGCTGAACACATTTGGCGTCAAGGTTTGACATTAAATGGGTTTGGGTATAGAATATTCACTCATACTTAGAAAACGGAAAGAATATGAAAATCGAAACTCGCTTTGCCCGCACTAATCAGCGCCGCGAAACTACTGCTAATAACCTTCGCCTTCTGCGTGAAGTTTTGGTCGATAGTCAAGTCGCTAAAGGATGGGACGAAGAGTTCGGCCGCGCTTACGCTAACGGATATACCGAAAGTATGCTTCTCGATGTTATCTTGGAGCTTGCTTCCAAGACTCGCTACGAAGACCTCAATGGGCTGCTTACAGTTCGCCGCATGGAAAAGCTTAGCCAATTGCGCGAACAAAAATAGGTCAAAGTTGACTGATAACTATTAAATAGTTATTTAGAAAAGGAAAACTCATGAGTATTGTATTAGAAGCAAGCTTATCCAGAGTATGGCAGCATTTTAATAGTGACCGCCCAGTTGCATTGCTAACTGGGTTTAGGGGTGAATACACCAGAGAAGAGAACCTGCGTAGAAACGCGGCTTTAGCGGCTGACATTAGAAATCTTGGCCTAGGTTTCTTTTATGTAGATGGTTTCTGGATAGAAAATCAAGGCACACCCGAAGAACGCAAAGTCAGTGAAGATAGTATTTTTGTAATAGGTGAACCGGGTACTGATGAAAAATTTTTGGACACTATTGTAAAATTTGGCCGTCAGTATGATCAAGATGGCGTCTTGGTAAAAACAGAAGATACTGTAGCTATCTATGATAAGAATGGTGAAGTGCTGTACCCGCTCAATAAATTGAATCCTGGAAAACTGGGAACAATGTACACTAAACTAAGAAACAACAAACATACCAATACCTTTGTCTTTACTGAAGAACGGGTTGATCGTGGTTGGGCGGGTCGATTCACCGCTTGAATAAAGAAACGAACCTAAAATGAATGCTTGGGATCATTTGCCAAACGCAGTACAT